TTACAAAACCAGAAGTAATACACGCTGAAGCTAATGCGATAAGTAAACTTGCTAGATCAGTAGAAAGTGGTTTAGATTCTGATATATACATAACACATGCACCATGTATGAATTGTTCAAAGTTGATCTATGGTTCTGGAATAAAGAATGTATATTATAGAGAAGTATATAGAAAAACTAATGGAATAGAATTTTTAAATTCTTGTAACATAGGGGTAAAACAGCTGTGAAACTTATCGTGTGTGAATCTTGTGAAGCAGAATACCATATAAAACACAATATGGAACCCCGACTATACAAAGTAACTTTTTGTTCATTTTGTGGATATGAACTTGACGAAACATTTGAATTTATAGAAGAAGTAGAGGATGATGAGAATGACATCTGGTAGAGATTATGGTGGAAAAGGTAGTATGCAAAGACCCATAAATAGTAGAGAACAATTTGATAAGAATTGGGATTCTATATTTGGGAAATGTGATAATGAAAAAAGCAATGGAATTGATGACAATTCCAACAAAGTGGACACATCAAGGAAAGATAGTAGAACAACTACCAGATGATTGCGAGGGATTTGTTTATCTCATAACTAATCTTGCTAACAACAGAAAGTATATTGGTAAGAAACTCGCAAGGTTTAAAGTTACTAGACCACCACTTAAAGGCAGAACAAATAAAAGACGCTCAACAAAAGAAAGTGATTGGAGAGATTATTGGGGTTCTTCTGAACACTTGAACGCTGATGTTATATCGTTTGGTGAAGATAAATTTACCAGAGAAATTTTACATTATTGTTCAAGTAGAGGAATATTAAGTTACTTAGAAGCAAAAGAACAATTTGACAGAAGGGTTCTAGAAACTGATGAATACTATAATGGTATTATCAATGTTAGAATAGGAAGCTCAAAGATGTTACAAGAACATTTGAGGATACATAATGGACAACAATGATTGGATAGATCAGTATAAACAATTTCACGCAGACCAAAATACCAATTATCCCGGCAACAATCTTAAACCGCAACTACAACATATTTTAGATTTGATAAAAGATATGAAACCAGAAACTCTATTAGACTTTGGTTGTGGTAAAGGTCAACAGTATTCTAAATGGAAACACCACAAAGATATGGGTATCATGCCAACTCTGTATGACCCAGCAGTACCAGAGTTTGAAACCTTACCAGATGGCCCTTTTGATGGTATCATCTCTACTGATGTATTAGAACACATTCCCGAAGAACAAATCCCAGAAACAATTAATATGATTACCAAAAGAGCTGATAAGTTTGTATTCCTTGCAATTGCAACTTCACCAGCAATAGCAATCCTACCCAATGGTGAGAATGCACACTGTACACGAAAACCCATTTCTTGGTGGACAGAAATGTATGAAAAATATTCCTATAAACGAGTGTATACTCACATCAAAACTTACGGAGATTTTAATGGATATTCTATACTAAATGAAGATTTATACATGGAATATTTCCTAAATAATTTAAAGTTAGATAAGAAAACCTCTTGACTTTATACTTTTGTTGTGTTATTATGTATACATAAGATAATAAAAGGAGAGAATAATGAGCAAAATGAATGAAATATCTTTGGACATTCAAGAGTTTGTTAATGATAATTTAGGAAAAAAGTCTGTTGATGAAATTCTTAATGATGTCAAGAAAACATTTCAAATGTCTTTTGCTGTTGAATATGCAAAAGAATATATCGAGGAGGTGTATCCATGATTGACACATATACCGCAACAATCATTTCACTTGTAGCTTGTTTTGGCACTTATCTGTGGGGAAGAAGTTCTGCTACTGAACCTGTAACTGAAAAACTATTAAATATTTTAGAAGAACAGGGTTTTATTAAAATTAAAGTCAATCCCGAAACTGGCGAAAAAGAGTTACAAAAGGTTAAATGTATTTAATTTATATTATGGAAGTAATTGAAAATGACTAAAAAAGTTAAAGAAAGTATACCCGATCATAAAGATTGGAAACCAAGTAAACCTCGTAAAAAACGTAAGCCCTTGACCCCAGAACAAAGGTCTGCGGCTATTGAACGACTTGCATTAGCGCGTGCTGCAAGAAAACCAGCTGTAAATTCTTCTGTCCACAGTTCTTTATCAGGACTACCAGAAGATCACTTTTTACATCCTGATAAAGTTAAGTCTTGGGTTAAAACTCAAAAAACTATTTTAAACGAAGAAAAAAGCAGTGTCAGGAGAGGTGTTTCTGGTGCAATAGCAAAAGTGGCAGACATAGAAGGTTACATTCGTCATTGTAATGCTTATCTTAAAACAGGCGATTGGTGTGATGATCGTTATGGAGAACATCAAGAAGGACGAGTCAAATGGAAAACGATAACACCGAAGGGCCCAGTAGTAACAAAAAAATAAAGAACAATGTAGTAAAAGGCCCATGGCTAGACAAAGAAGAAATGTCTAATTTGTATGATGAAAGTAAGAAAATTGCAAATGACATAGAAGTGATTGATGGCATTACAAGTCAACTTATAATTCCATTGATACACAAATTTAATGAAGAAGGTTTTGATTTAACTTCACCTGAGTTTTTAAAAGAAATTGGATATATAAATGAGGTGGTAAAATCTATGCTTTATAGGAAGTTTGATTATGGACACACTATGAGTGTATTCATTGATAATCTTATGATAGCCAAAGATGGTATCATATCAATAGATAAAGACATGCTAGATGACATGTTAGATGTTATGGAAGAAAGTTATGAACAACCTATCGAGTGATCCCATTGTATGGGAAAATTTTAGTCCTACAATTTTGGAATTTGAATTACCAGAAAAATTTACTTCATTAGTTAATCTTGCAGGAGATGCAGTATTAGGTGATGAAAGTCTTTCTAAGAAATTTGATTTTTCTGAAAACCTTGTTGGTAAGGTATCAAAAGAAATAAAAATTCCTGCTTATGATAAAGAAGAAACTAAGTATTTGTCAGACACAATCAAAGAAGGCTGTCTAGGATATCTTAAACACATGGAAGTTGTCAATCGTGCGTATGGTTGGTCTAAGATTTCAAAGGGTAAACAACCCACCATTGATAACATTCATCTTGCACAGAGTTGGATTGTAAGTCAGTATAAACACGAATACAATCCATGGCATACACACAGTGGTAACTTTTCTGGTGTTATCTATCTAAAGATACCAAAAGATATGCATAAAGAAAATGATAAAGAATTTAAAGATCACTATCCAGCAACAGGTCTGATTGAATTTATGTATGGTGAAAAATCAGACTTTAGAAGTGACAATCTTAAATTTGTTCCAAAAGTTGGAATGATGTTAATATTCCCATCTTGGTTAAAACATACTGTTTATCCATTTTATTCTGATGGTGAAAGAAGGAGCATGAGCTTTAACGCACATTATAAATTATGATAATTATTGATATGAATCAAATCACAGTAGCTAGTCTAATGATGCATTTGAATATGACTAAATCTAAAGAACCAGATGAGAACATTGTAAGACACATGATTCTCAATTCGGTTCGTATGTATCGCACTCAATTTACTGAGGAATATGGTGAGGTTGTACTTGCTTATGATTCCAAACATTATTGGAGGCGTGACTTCTTTCCTAACTACAAAGCAAGTCGTAGGAAAGGTAGAGAAAAATCTGACTTGGATTGGGATGCAATCTTTGAAGTTCTGAATAAAATTAAAGCAGAGTTCAAAGATAACTTACCATATAAGTACCTTGAAGTTTATGGTGCAGAAGCTGATGACATTATTGCTACTCTTGTGAAAAACAAGAAAGAACCAATTATGATTGTTTCTGGAGATAAAGACTTTATTCAGTTACAAAAATATTCTGATGTAAATCAATTTTCACCCATTCTCAAGAAGTATGTAAATGGATATAATCCAGATACCTATATAAAGGAACACATACTTAAAGGCGACACTAGTGATGGAGTGCCTAATGTTCTATCACCTGATAACACTTTTGTAGATGGATTAAGACAAAAACCTTTAACAAAGAAAAAGATTGAAAGCTGGTTGAATGCAAATATTGATGATTTACCTGATGAAGTTAAAAGAAATTACCAAAGGAATGAAACTCTTATCAGTCTTGATAAGATTCCATCTGAGTTGGAAACTGAAATTAATGAAGTTTTTGACAATGCTCCCTGTGGCAATCGAAGTAAACTATTAAATTATTTTATACAATCTAGATTGAAAAATCTTACTGAAACAATTGGAGAATTTTAAACATGGCTAACCCTGTAGAAGTATACACACCGCTCTTTTCAGAAATACTTGAAAAAGTAGCAAAAGCAAAAACTAAAGCACAGAAGGTTCAACTCCTTCAAAAACATAATACTGATTCATTAAGAATGTTTTTGAAATCTGGATTTGATCCTAAATTAGAATGGGTATTCCCAGAAGGTGAAGTTCCTTATACACCTAATGATGCACCAGAAGGTACAGAACATACAGTGCTTTCAATGGAATCAAAAAAACTATGGCATTTCATTAAAGGTGCTGACCCCAAAACTCGTCAAGTACAAAAAGAAAGCATGTTCTTTCAGTTACTAGAGTCGTTACACGAAAGTGAAGCAAAACTTTTGGTTCATGCAAAGGATAAAAAACTACATCAAGTCTACAAAGGCTTATCTTCAAAAGTAGTTCAAGAAGCATTTGGTTGGGATGAAAACTTTGTAGTTCCTGCTCCAGAAGTATATCCACAAGGTTCTCGTTCTGCTAATGGCCATGACTAAATTAGAAGCATTAATGCTGGGAGTAAACGTGTTTGATCCCCGAATCAAAAAAATAGTATTTGATGAAACTGCTCGTCAAGACAACACTGTTGAACTAATCGCAAGTGAAAACTTCACTAGTCCAGAGATAATGTCATTGTGTGGTAGTATCTTAACCAACAAGTATGCAGAAGGTTTGCCCGGCAAAAGATACTACAATGGTTGTGATGAAGTTGACAAGGTAGAAGAACTTGCAATTGAATATGCAACTAAACTATTTGATTGTAGCTTTGCAAATGTTCAACCACATAGTGGTGCAAATGCAAACCTTGCAGTATTCAAAGCATTCTTGAAACCAAACGACTTAATTGTCAGTATGGACTTATCTAGTGGTGGACACTTATCACATGGTGCGAAGGTTAACATAAGTGGTAAGTGGTTCGTTATCAAGAATTATGGTGTTGATGATAATGGAATTATTGATTATGATGAAGCAGAAAGACTAGTATTAAAACATAGTCCTAAAATGATTATTGCAGGAGCAAGTGCATATAGTCGAGTGATTGATTGGAAACGATTCAGAAAAATGGCAGACTCGGTAGGTGCAATCTTACTTGCAGATGTCAGTCACTATTCTGGATTGATTGCTGGTAAATCATATCCTAATCCATTTCCTTATGCAGATGTTGTAACAACAACTACACACAAAACTTTACGAGGCCCTCGTGGTGGTATGATTTTGTGGAACGATAAAGAATATAGTAATAAACTTAATAGTGCAGTATTTCCCGGCACTCAAGGTGGGCCTCTGATGCACATCATTGCCGCTAAAGCACAATGTTTCTACGAAGCATTACAACCAGACTTTCATTTATATACTGAACGAGTAATAGCTAATGCAAACATGATGGCAAAAACATTCATAGCTGCTGATGTAGAAATAGTATCTGGTGGAACACAATCTCATATGTTTACTATTAACTTGAATAAAGAAAAGTATAGTGGTCGTGAATTTGCAGATTTACTAGAAGAAAAAGGTATTACTGTAAATAAAAATGGTGTTCCTAACGACACTCGCGGTTTTATTGAAACCTCTGGAGTTAGAATCGGAGTTGCAGCAGAAACCACCAGAGGTAACGATGAAGAATGGTTTAAAACTCTTGCACAAATAATGATTCAATATTTAAGGTCTTAAATTAAATTGCAAAATCCATTGACTTTCCATTTTACCTGTGTTACTATAGTTGTACAAAATAAGAAAATATAGGTCTAAAGTATGTTTAAAAATATTATTGTAGGTTGTATCGGTGCTTTTGGTTTTTTACTAATTCTTGGTGTAGCTGGTTCTGATTGTGGTGGTAGTTGTATGGAAGATGCAATGTCACTTGATAAAATGATGATTTATGGAGCTATTGGCACAATAATGATTGCATTTTCTGTATATTTTTTGAACAAAAGATATTAAAGGTTTTGACCCAACTGACACTCTCTCTCTCATTTCTCTCTCGTCAGTTGGGTCATTTAATTAAAAAGAGAAATGAGAAAGTTTTAATAT